AGCACGCCAGCGTTGTCATAAAGAAAATTCCCAGTTACGCCGCCAGTAACGCTAGTCGAGCCAACTCCGATCGAAGTCGCTGCGCCGCCGGTCGGAGGCGCGGCCCAGGTTCCGTCAGCGCGGAGAAAGTTCGTCGTGCCGCCGCCGGAAGCCGGAACATCGCCCTGTACCGCCGTGCCAAATACCGTACCGGCATATTGAATATTGTTTGCGCTAGGATTGGTGACGGCAACACCGGCACCGGCGACGAACGTGACTGTCGGGCCAGTGTTCGTGCCAGGAGCGATCGTGGTGATACCGCCAGCGCCTCCTGGTGGCGCAGTCCAGCTCCCGTCCGCGCGCAGATAATTCGCCGTACCGCCACCGCTCGCTGGCACCTCACCCTTAGCCGCAGACGTGAAGATCGGCGCGTCGAGGGTCCCAGCAGAGAACGTCAGGCCCGTGCCAACAGTAATCGGCCCCCACGTGTTCGCCGCGCTGCGGTAGTAGATCGAACCAACTGCAGAGGCCGCTGCCAGTGAACTAAGATCGGCATCGAGCGGCTGGAACGCACCCGACCCGCCGATCGCGACGATCGACGTTGCTGCTGTTGGCGTTCCGCCGATGCCTATGTAGAGTTTGCTATCATTCTCATTGAAAGCAAGCTCTGCATTTCCAAGAGTTGCCGGGGCTCCAGCCGCCCCCGGTGAAGCGCGACGTTTTATTCTGATGAGATCGGACATGCGCTAGACCGCTGGCCAGCCTGCCGTTACGTCGTAGGCGATCACAGCGCTGATCGTGGTCAGCGCGTTGATGGCATTGATCTTACTGTTCTTCGTGTTGAGCAGGTTTGTGCGCCGCGTGGAGATGCCGCTCATGAGGCCGGACATCTCAGCAGAAGAGAGATTGACCGAGGCTGTGGCACCCATCGGTGTCCAAGCTATCGGCGACATCGTTGGAGTGGTAGTAGCGCTAGTAACACCTACATGCCCGATATTGATGAACGTCCCTGGAGTGACGCTCTGAATATTATAGAGCGCTCCAGTCAAACCGGGAGCCGCAACCTGCGGCGGCGAGCCACCTAATCCAGTCGACTGACAACCACTAGATAGCGCACTCATATTACTGTTCGCGGGACCAGCAATTCCGTTATTAATCTGAGTCTCCAAAGTATTACCCGGAGTGACAACATTTGAATTGACTTGATCTGCGATGTTATTGATCTTGCCGACGACGTCAGCATCGCTAGTGGTGACGGGGCTCGTCACCGTCGAAATAATCGACGGAACAGTCGCAACTGACATTGCAGCGACCGTGCTGTCATCTGCCTCCCACATGAAATCACCCGCCGCGACGACGTAGCGATACGGCACTTGATGCTTATTTTCGAATAAAGCGTTCACCGCATCACATTGGATCTTCTGCGCCTGCGCGAGCGTGAGGCCCAACAACCGCGTCATGAACTGTTGAATGTACGTGCAGTACGGCGTGATGTCGGTGAAGTTCTGCCGCATACGCGAGCCGACATATTCAATCTCTCCGAGCCCTCGATTCCAATCGATGCACTCGACATTCGCCGGCAGTCCAGTCATCCCAACGACGTTGTCGTTGTCGACACCCATCGTGCCAACATGACAAACGATCGTAAAACGTAGCGCATTATTTGTTGTACGGTCCTGCGCGCTAACAGTCGGAGCCACGCTGTAGGGCGGTTGCCACTGTAACGACAAGTTCGTCCCGTCCAAATAGAGCGGCGGAACGGCGGTCGTAACGGTCTGCTGTTCAGGCTCGTCAATCAAAATGCGCCCCCATCAATTGACAGCGGTCCAACAGTCAATTGGTTCGATGCATTGAGAGCTAGCGGCGAAGCATAGTTCAAGACTAATGGCGGCGTTGTGCCGGTACCGACCGCGATCGGCGGCGAGTACTGCATCGATACCGTCGTGCCGTCAGGGCTGATGACCAGCGGCGGAGATGCTGTCGTAACCGTATAAGGCTCAACACCCAGCGCTAATTCATCGCCTTCATGAACATGCATCGCGGCGGGAGCATCGCTACTGCTAGGCGGGCTACCACTGTTGTCGTCATCGCCACAACTTTTAATCTTAATCGGAACTGTAGACCAGCAACCGCCTTTATCGACCCAAATCTTCATTCCACCTTTACGAATATGAACGTGACTATCATCCGCCCGCGTCGAAGTAGTCGGATCGCCGTGGTAAGTCTGAGTTTTGCCATCCTCCACTTTGACATTGCCGCTGCCTCGGACGCTATGCACGGCATCCTTCGTCATATCGACGTAGGTGGTGCTGTCTTCCTTGTGCAGTGTTTTCTGACCGGTCGCTTGACCAGCCGTTTGTTGTTGGCTGCCTCCTCCTGCTGCATCAGCAGCAAGTGGCCCAACAACCTCAATATCAAATTGAACACCAGACTTTGATTTGAAGCTTTGCACACCTGGTGCGCTGCCTTGTTGTTGTTGGCCATTTTGATTATCAACAAGCTGCAAGCGTACTTTCTTTTGCGTATTGCCGGTCATATACATGCCGGTGTCAGTATTCAAAAACTGTTGGCCCCATTCTTTCAAGCCGAATAATGCGACTGCGCCTTTGGCAGCATCCTTGGCAAGATTTTTCAACCGGTGACGGCGATCATCCATGACGCTACAAACCGGGAAATTTCGATTGCCGCCCATGAACGACATCACACCTTCAGCGCATTGCTGAATCAAGCCATTCTTATCTTTTGTCGCATCAGCAACCACAGACGTGAAGCCATAGTTTTGCGGCGAAATATGGGCCGGCCAATTTTCACCTTTCATACCATGTGATTTATTACCTTCTTGAATACCTGGAGCATCATCAATTGTATCAACACAAGTGATGCAACCGCCACCTTGATAGCCACGAATCGAAGTATCAAATGGTGTCTGGCGTTGCATTATTCTTCTGCTGGTAACTTGGTCGCACCAGGCAAGTAAGGTGGTGCTGGATCTGGTGGTGTTGCTGCTGGTGGATTCTTGGCTGGTGCGGTATCCGCCTTAGCGTCTGTGCCAGTGTCTGCGCCGGTTGCCAAGCCACCTTCGACATTGTTACGATCGGTTTCAATCAAATGCAATTGAGTACGCGTGCCTCCAGTACTATCTTGTGTGAACGTGGCTGTCTCAATCGTCAATGGCTGGTGCAGCATTCCCATGATTGTTTCAACATCAACCTCAGTACCAACTTGCCAAAGATTGCCAGTCGGAGCCAGCCAGCCATAAGTTGTAATGTCTGCATCAATGCGCATACCGACCCAACGCTTTTCCTTCATTGCCCGTAAGTCAACTTCATGCTGAGTCCAAACCGGATGTTCAATCGGCACCATCAACGGTCGATAATCTGGCTTCGCGCCCTTTGGTATAGCGACTGAGCTCATCTCAGAGGCCTTTGGCCCATTGGTTTGATCGTCTGGTTGACGTTGTCCGCGAGCAAGAACTTCACTATAAGCATCTTCACCATTGATGACAATTTGCCCACTCAAAATATTGTCACCTTGAGTCAAGTGCGCCGTCATACGAGGACCGTGCGGACCAACAAGAACAAGGTTGCCATCTTTATCATTTGCAAGATCAACATTACGATCACGTGCTAGCCGCTCAATGAAAGAATACATCGTCTCGCCTTGATTAGGATGTACTGGTGGTTTAAATTCAGTACCATCAATGGTTCCTACCGGAGGCGCCATGCGCACGCTTGTCGGTGCAATAACTTGTTTGACAATGTCAATGAGTGGTCCTTTATAATTGCTATCCTCAGACATAACGCTTCCGGTGAGTTCCCAAGCATTGCCCTTGCCCTGCAGCGAGACGCCATGATTGTTAGCATCAAAGGCAACTTGACGAACAAGAATTTTCCCGGTAAATGCCAACCTGCCTGCTAGATAAATGGTACAACTCTGCCCTGGCCTAAACTGCAACAGTGTCCATAAGTTTGGTATCGGATCACGCTCAGCGCAGGTGAATCGGAAATAATTGTATGGATCATGCCAACGATGTTGTACCCATACCGTTTCCCAGTCGCTGAAATATAGTCCACCAACAACAAGCGTCGCAACCTCATTCGGGTTTACGCCAGGATAATTAGGTTGGGTTTGGGCATCCATTAGCTAGAAAGTGCTCGCCCTTCACGCAAGCAGAAAGCCGGATGCACAATTTTATTCCCAGCCACCACCTCATCGGCCCGACCAGCGTCAGCATACAACCGGTAAGACAGAACCACGCTCGGCAGAAAATCATAAAATTGATAATTCAGCATCTGCGGCAATGGTAGGGCAGTTACTGCAAGATGATATGCGATTGCTGCATGCAGCGAAATCAACGCCTGGTACACAGCTTGCGCCATATCGTCTGCGGCAATTTCTTGCATCGGTGCAAATGCTACGCTCATTTCCATCCCAAGCGCTTCAACATCGTCACGGTTGACGAATTTTATATCAGCGATGATACGACCTTCAGTCGCCAACGAAAATTCAATCAAAGAATTTTTCATCAAAAGACCACCTACAGTGGTAGGCTTTTCAAGCGCTGCTTGCGCACGCACAGCAGCAAGCTGCGGTTGGCCAATGCTAGCATTGCGAGCCAAATCAAAAATGTCTGCCAGTGGCTGACCGGCTTCATCATTTTGAATAAGTGCTTCTGCATCAGCAAGGAAATCACCAACAGCAGTGCGAAAATCTGAGCCAGGCCGACCTCGGCTTGGAGCAAGCGCCAACATATAAGTCAGCACTCGCTGACAAATACCGGCAGCTTCTTGTGCGTCAAGCTTGTACATCAGTGTTTATTAAGAGCAGCCACAGTTTGCTGTACCATATTCTGCGATTGATTAACAAGATTGTTGTAGCTTGATTGAACCGCCGCACCCGGAGGTGCACCCAACTCCACAAATGAAATATCAAAGACACAATATCCACCAACACGCTCTTCTTCAGTAAGACGGTAACGCGTGCAAACAACTGTCACCGGCTGCATCAGCGGCAACTGTAATACGCCTGGCCCATTCAAATCGAGTCGTTGCTGCAGGCGATCGCGTGGGATGGTGTAATCACGTTGGTAAAGTTGATTGGCATCAGTGACAAATTGGATACAATAAGCCCGCACTGAAAATTCAATAGCGCGCCGTCCCATGTCTTCACTGTAAGGAAAATCTTTCTTTGGAAATTCATGAGTTACAATTCGACGACCATTTTCACGACTGCCAGCTTCAACAAAGAAAAAACAATCAGCAAACGACGCTGGCTGCAACTTGCGTCGCCAAGGCTCAAATCGTGCAAGATCCTGGATTGGCATTATTATTCTTCCTGATTGGCACTGCCGCCTGAACCTTCACTCGGCGCTGGCGGACCAGTGTCAGCTTTTTCCATCGCTGTATCACGACTCATGCGAACTTTACGAAATGGCCCAATTTGAGAAACGTGTTTCTGGCCTTCACTCTTCACATTGACATCAATATTGGCGCTGCCAATAGAGCGCCGCCGCATGCGCTGTGCAGCCATTCTGTCTATCCAACTTCGATCCTCATCTAAAATCTCACGTCCCGTTGAAATGCCATAATAAGGAACAGCGCCGCTCCCTTTCTGAGTACTCATAAGCGCAAGCGGTGCATTTTGACCAATGCCAGCACTTGTACCGCCGCCACGCTCCAGCCATTGGCGTGTAACACCAGTTGCACCTTGCTCCCAAGTGCCACCGGCCATCGGACCACCCCACTGCATATGCATAAGATCGGCAAAGCCATAGCTACCAGGGCCTTTGTTGACGAAATAACCGCCCCAGGCAAATCCCGGTGCATTCGGATATTTCCGTACTTGCGCAAGCTTCGCAGCCTGCGCAAATGTTTCGTAAAGACGAAATGTTTTCGGATCTTGATACCAGCCGCTTGAACCACCAACAGGTTTGTTATCTGGACCATAAATGCGCACATCACCTGCTAAACCCCAAGGGTGATAAGACCGCGAACCTCCCGGCCGATCACCAACGCCACTCTCTAATCGTGCCGTATATCCGGGTGGTAATGATTTTGACGCCTCTTGCAACAGATCATAAAGCTCTGGTTTGATGCCTTGTCTGCCACCAGAAAAGCGCATCTCACCAGCACCTTCAGGGGTAGCAGGCAGTGGGCCAGTTGCCCATGTGCTTGTAGCGCCTCCACCGCCAAAGCCGCCTTTGGGATCAAGCGTTGGCAGCAATTGTTGTGGCTGCGCTGGACCTTGTGCAGTTTGAGGCTGTGCTCCGGAAGGTGGTGGTCTCTTGGAATAAATGCTGCTGACTGTTGGTCCCCATTCTGGATTTGCAGTATTGTATCCAGCACCAATCAAATTTTTGATGGTCGCCTGAGGATCACCTGGCACATAATGCTTACCCCACCGTCTTATGTGATCTTCAACGCCGGCTGTAAGTGAAGGATAGACTGCATGCCATTGGCCATCTGCGCCTCTAATCGCTCCCGGTGTTCCAGGTTTTACGGTTTGACCAAATGCATTCGTGTCGCCAGATCGTTTATATATACCTTGGCTCAAATAACCAGATTCATGCATCGCAATCGCTGCTGTCATATCCGGATCGGGCGATCCCGCCGCAACTGCAGCGTCACGCATTTTCTGAAACGCAGCAGCGCGCGTTTCATTAAGACTACCACCAGTGCCGGCACTCGGAGCAGCACCAGGCGTTGCCAATGGCGATGGTGGCCATTGCACGCTTCCAGGATAAGAAGGCTGCGGCACAACCGGCGCACCACCAGGCCATTTCAATTCGCTAATCGGCGCACCAGGCACACCCAAAGGCCCCATGCCAGGAAGCCTTCCAGTGCCACTCGGTACGCCTGGGCCAACATCACTGCCATATGGTCCACCGCCATCGCCAGGACGTCCGCCGCCGCCGCCAGCGCGACCACCTCCGGGAGCAAACCTTCCATAAGGCCCCAGTCCACCGGCTGGACCACCGGTGCGACCACCCCAAGTGAGGCCACCGCCTTCGCCTGCAGGCTTTTCCTCACCAGCCAATAGCGCATTGGCACGCTTCATCTGATTGACGAGCTCGCGCGTTTGATCATTTTGTCGCTCAAGCAAATCACGACGCTCAATATTAGTTGAAGGTTCGCCATGAAGTTGCCCTGCCCAATCAGCCGCCGCCTTCCATGATCGCATCGGTTCATATGGTCCAGTGAAGCCAGCAACGCCTTCAGTGCTCATCAACGGCTGCGGCATGTCTTGCATGCCAGGTACTGTTGGTCCACGCTCGTGTCCCGTGGGAGTTGTCGGAAAATTTGGTTTTGGCCATTGAATCTGCGGCGCAACCTGGTGCTCACGTTCAACATCTCTAGGATCCCATATCCTGCTCGGATCCCACCAAGATTTTCCAGATGGCGGTTTGAGTGGTTCACCACCAACCGTTGGTGGCCCACCCGGTCGCGTCGCTTTTTCTAACGCATCCAAAAGTTCTTTCATCTTCGTAAGGCCACGACCAAGCGGTCCAGCCATGAGATCAAAGCCCATATGATGCACAATTAATTTCCATTGCTGCTCAATCGATTTTGTCAGCGCAAGCTGCTTTTCTCCAGCTGCCAGCGCACGTGCCTCACTTGCTCTCCGAACAGCATCAACTTCATCAATCGCCTTTTTCATATCTTCTTTGATTGCGTCTGATTCTGGAATTCCCCAGATCCTGAGAATTGCTTGCTCTGTTGGACCCGCAGCACCAGGCCCTCTTTCTACCGCCGCTCTACGACCTTCTTCACGCGCGAACTCACGCACGGCATCCCATTGAGATGGTAAATCAGGAATACGCCGAAGCACATCAACAAATTGATTGACACGATTGAATGAATCCTCACCAATCATCGACAGGCCACGCAATTCAGTCACGACACCGGCGCTGCCACGTCGTACCTCATCCATCTTGACCGCAAAAGTTTCAACTTCTCTACCAGCTGTTGTCGCGCTTTTGCCTGCGCGTTCATAAATTTCAATCATCGCCCGCGTTTCAGCAGGCTGCATGCCGATGCGTCGAGACAAATTGCCAATGCCCACAACTTCAGTTGACATGTCACTGAGACTTTTGACCAAACGATCAATACCCAGCGCCGTAGCTGCCACTGCTACGCCGACTGCGCCAAACCCTTGAGCAAATTTAATCAGCCCCTCTGGCCCTTTCTGAATGCTCTCAATGAGTCGTTTCATTGATTCGCCAAGCTCATTGGTACTGCGGCGCAAATTCTGCAAGCTTTGCATTTGCGCACCGCTGCCGAGCTCAGCAAACGAACGCTTCAATACTTCTAGTTGCGCTGTCGCGTTATCGACCAGCGTAATTTGTAGTTTTAATTCGTCAAATTCTGCCATGGTTTATTGCAACGTCGGTAACTGCATTTGACGATCAAGCGATACATTGCCCTCAAACATGCCATCGCCACTGGCTTTGACTTCGGTACCAGCCGGTGCATTCACACGCACATTGAGATTGCCGCGTGGCTCGACACCGGATTCATCTGCAAGACTACGATCGAGGTCGCGCCGCGACGGTGCCGCTGCACCACTTTTCGCAGTTCCCATAACGCGTTGCAAATGCTGAAATCCACGTACTGATGCCCATGGCGTCATCGATGCAATTGCACTAGCCATTTGTTCATCAGTTGGGAAAGGCGTAACACGTCCACTCGCACTAGATCCAAGATCAGGCGCTGCCGCGCTATATTCTTCCGGCGTCATTTCTGTACCCATCAAACCAAACCGCGTCGTCGAAGTCAGTGATGCCATAGCGCCTTCTGCTTCCCGCCCAGCACGAACTTCACGTGCGCGTGTGGTAAATCCTCCAGGGCCTTTCATCGCGGTCTGCAGCCGCGCAACGCTGCCAGGCCATTGCTTATTTGTGCCACCTGGATCATTGGCCGCACCAACCGGTGCATAGATCGCACCCATGCCAGGGATCGTTTCGCCACCGCGCATATAATTTCGTTTTTGGATTTCGGCCGCTTTGCTAATTCCTTCCTCAATCGTGTCGAATTTCATGAAGTCACGGTTGCCACGCCCACCGGCCATCAAGCCAGCCGGATTGTTGTATTCTTTGACCGCGCGTGATTTGCCATAACCCGTTTCAAACGCGAGAATACTCGCTACCAGTGATGGCGAAATGCCTTGCGTATGCGCCGCATTAACGACAGTTTGATATTGTCCCTCGAATCTACCACCACGCATCAAGCGGTTAAATGCGCTCTCACTGAGATCATTGTTAACATAACCTGCTGGCGACTGCGTCTTGCCAGTAGAAATATCACCAAGTCCGAGTGAGCCGCCAAGATCCTCAATTGGTTTTTCCTGCCCTGACAGCAATGCATTAAAGCGCCTGAATTGCTGAACCAACTCCTCGGTATAATTAACTTGTTTGCGGTAATCGGTACTCATCAGTGGTACAGCCAAGTTGCCAGGTGCCCCTGGCGCCAACTCTGCCCCTGGCGCCTTCCATTGACCTGCGGCACCAGCACCAAGCCAATCCCAAAAATCTGGCAGCGCAAACTTGAGCGCCATCCCTGGAGGAGTGAAGCCTAGCGCCTCAAACCACCAAGGTGCCTGGCTGCCTTCCATGCGTTTGGCTTCTCTCTTAAGAGCCTCGTCCACAAGCCGGAGGATTGGACCAAGCGGTCCTTCCATGAGCATCGTACCAACTTGTTGTATGATACGCTTCCAATCCTGTTCAATGGATACAGACACGAATTCAAATTCTCTCGCCGCTTCAACCATACGATCCATGTCGGCAGCTTCTTGTTCGCTGACAATAGTGAAGGCTTCTTTCACTCGGTCGAGATCCGGCAAGCCAAAGGTCTGCAACATGCGACGCAACTCAAATGGTCCACGCGCGCGACGCGCAGGATCAGCCAGTTGTTCATAATACTTCTTAACATCATCGTACCATTTGCGCAGCATATTTGCTGCTTCCTCAGGATTGCCTACTCGCAAAATTTCTCGCAAACGCTGTTCCGCCCTGCGGCCTTCATCGCCACTCAAGCCTTGCAATAATTCTTGAAACAATACCCTACCACGCTCATCACCACGCTTCATGGCATTCCAGGCATCAACAAATCGTTCCCACTGCTCGCCAGCGCGTTCTATTGGTACGCCGGCGCGTTCAAAGACTTCCATGGTCTTAATATATTGCGCCGTGCTTTCTCCGACACGACGCGCCAACGTGGCCATGTTAAGCAGACCTTCAGCTTCACGCTTGAGCCCGACAACAGTGGCCTTGACGCTTTCATAAACAACAGCAATACCGAGCGCAACAGGCGTGAGTGCTTTGGCAAAATTAACCAGCGCGCCCATAGATGGACCGCCGGTTGCAAAATGAACGACGAGCTGCCTTACAGCTTTTTCTATTTCATTGATCTGTCTGTTTGTGTCTCCCAGCTTTTTGGCAAAATCAACATTGCCCAATTCAGCAAACGTGCGTTTCAATTCCCCAAGCTTGCTTGAGGCTTCATCGGAAAGTGCAACATTGACGCGTAACTCTTCAAATTCAGCCATGGTCCGCGTTCTCGGTTTCGCGCCGCATTGCCTTGGCTAATTGAATGGTACGGTACAAGTGAAGCTGCACGTCCCCGAGCGGCAAATTGAGAAACACTTCGGGGCTGCAACTGTACCACTTAGCCAATCGATAGCAGTCTAAGACGATGTTTTCGTCTTCGCCTACCACGAGGCCAGATCTGGCAGAAAAAAATTGCGTAGCCGATACGCGCACGAATTCCAATCGCGCGGGTCCATTCTGTCGAGCAGCGGCGACAGCACGCCGGAAAGATTTGCCATGATCAACGACATTTTCTTTTCGTCAATCACAACATCACCATCCGAGTTGATACGCACAGGATTGCCGCAACGATTGATATCACCGCCAGTCGGTTCACGGAATTTTAGTTCTTTAACATCTTCGCCATTGTTGCCGCGAATGGTACGATGTAGCAACTTAACAGTGATTGGCCAAGTATCAGCCGGTGGCGGCGGCGGAGTTTGCACCTCAGCATCAATCACTACTGGGTCAGGATTAGAACCAGACACGGCCATGCTAATACCGCCATTGCCAGTACGTGGTGTTTGAAAGCCTTCAGGCATGGGTTACTCCTAGAACAGATTGATCTCAAGACAGGTGATGCCCTCCCAACGTACACGTGCTTGACCATCACGTGTGTTGATTTCAAAGCCACCCTTCACAGTCGCACCTTGCAAGGTGTATTGCTTCTGATTTGCAAGCTGCGCGATGACAGTAGAGTTAACTTGTGTGAGGATGTCTTCAAAATTAAGATCGGGCACAGTTGACAGGTCTCCCTCGATGTATGGCACGCGAGGTAACTCCTGATAACCGTGGACCCCATCTTGGCCAGCGATCATTGTACGCTCCACTGGTGACGGAGAAACCGTAAAGTTTCCCCGCAACTGATATTGATTCCCATCAACCGACAGGAATGCAATTCCAGCAAATCTCACTGCCATTGCAAGTCTCCATTATAGTTTGACGCGTCAGAGAACGCCAATCGAAGGCAACGTACCAGTCATGCCAATAGTGCCTGGATTGGGGCCGATGATCTGTGTGTCGATGCCGCGGTCGTATTGCAGACGGAACTGTGCCAGCACAGCGAACACGCGAAGTTGATTTATCAAATCTGGCGGATAGAGCACATTCACGCGATTCGGATCATTGGGATCGCGCTCCACCAACAAGTTGGCCTTGAACGCGGTCAAGTTCTCCACCAGACCATTCCACATATCTTGCACATATTCGGCGATGAGCTCACCCTTGATAATGCCTGGTGTCACAATCGCCTGTCCCGGCCCGAAGCGTGTACCGTCATCTGCAAGCTTACAGCGTGGATACTTGCTGGTGATGACATAACGCTGATTGCGAATCAGCCGTGACAACGTTGCGAGCGTCGTAACAAGTTCGTACGCGTCATCTGTATAGCCGTACAAATTAAGCTGGTACGTAGTGGTTTCACGCGAGATCATTGGCTGATTATCACTGCCAGCTTTTTGTGTAGCGATGCCGTTGCTGGCCAAAGCATTCAGCTCAATGGTGTCAAAACGATCCTGCAACGGCGCAAGCTTTACCGTATTAAGCGACAAAGTCTGCAACGGTCGCGCTGGATCATTGATGAG